TGGGAATAGAAGAGACCCCTACAATTAACCCCACTTGGGCTAATTGCACGAGAAAAGACTCGATGGTCTCCCTTTCTAAAAATCTGAAGTAACAATGGAAACCATCGCTTTTATTTTATATACCGTCTTCTCGGTTGTTTGAATTGTTGTCTCAATTTTGTTCTTTGCCCAGGTTAGCTCAACGTAAAATACGGAGCTCCCTGATAGCGAAGAAATGTGAAGTCTTCACCGGTGGCACTATTCTCTATGACAGTAATGTCTGAGTCACCAACTAGCATTTCATAGAATACATTGTACCTACGAAGCCAGGTGGATTCATCCAGGCCATCTACAGTAGCACCCACATCATCCCTCGAAAATGAGTAAGAGAACAAGTTATTCGAATAGTAGGGTAATTCGAATTCTATCCCTGCGTTTCCGCTGGGAACGAATCGTACCACCCCTCCTATACCGTACTTGTGATTACCCGCTGAGGAGGACGAATCAAGGGCAGCTATAATAGATGTCTCAGGAAATCTCATCTTTACTGTGACAGCATTATTGAAACCTCCGGTTACACCATAGAACTGAATACGCTTCCTAACGCCACCACGAACACCAACATAGGCGTAACGCAGGTAGCTGATCAAAGAAGTAAAGTCAGTAGCACTGGTGTCTCCATATTTCAGTACCGGGCCAGGCATGGTCACCCCGAAGAAACGGGATGACGTAAGAATGGCAGGCGTGGTCACGCTCGTTTCGGAGAATGTACACGCATACCTCTTGCACAAACTCCTAAATGAAAATGGCTCCTCACCAAAATGTTCCTGACTAATCGTATCTACCGTTGCACTAGAAGGGTTCAACTCAATGGTCGAAACCTCCTTGGAAAAGGTAAGATCTGATTCAGTAACAAACTCACTTTCCGTAATAAAATCCCGGGCTGAGGGGAATTTACTAGCAGAGAGATAGTTAACGTGCATTTCCTTGGAATAGACGAAAACATTAACAGAGATGTCACTATTATCTGGAGATTGGAGAGTGGTAAAGGGTACCACGCCGATGTATCCATTACAAAAGTCTTGCAAACCCGCAAGATTAAAGCTGGATCCGTGAGTTAGCAGCGATTCCGCTGCGGTCAAGGTTCTAGCCCACGCTCTAGGGTGAGCCCACTTCACATCAATTTCAACTGACTGGGTCTGTTGAATATCAATGATCCGCATGTACTGTTTATTCGTCGCTATATCCGCGTTAATTAGAGTGGTCTGATTCACGTTCGGCTCGAAAAATACTGCAAGTTTACCGCGATGGTACGCTGAACAGATTATATCGAACCTAAACGTTATATCACCTCTCCAATACTGAAACGGTGTAGTGGCAAACGACAGGGCAGAGGGCTGAACATATGTGGTGGCGGCGACGGGTACAAAAGTAGTGAGATTAGGATTAACCGCACACTTGAATATGGGGTCAGCCATCACAGCGGAATCATCATTCCACTGGAAAGTAGTAAGGAGAGATTCTACGCTACACAAATGTGAAATCGTCATCTCATCCTTGCCATCTCCCATAACTCTAGGGTCAACGGTAAGCTCTTGTTTAGGATCTAGGGTAATCCTAGTTGAGGTCTCGCTACCTATGACATTTGCCCCATTCTGGAATGGATTGTTCTTGACGATCATCGCATCCTGGATCACTACCGGTCGGGACCATCCGAAGATGGCTGAAATTTTGGATAGCGATCCTAAAGCGATCTTACTCGCAGTAGCATAGGGACCAATCACTGGAATCTGAGTAAAGTAAGAAGCATAGGTTGCCAGTCGAGATGAAATTTTCTCGACCGGACCGGTCTCAAACTCATCAGATTCAGTAGTAATGTCTATCTGGGTCGCAGTCTGAGTACCCAACTCTACATCCGTCATCCACGCATAGATGTTGACCGAAACCTCCGAAGGAGTAGCATTGATACACCCGAGAGGGGCAACGGAATAGATGTAAAGGGAACCAGCATTTTGAATATCCTCGTATGACGTTGTAGCTGCCAAGGCCAGTGCAGATGTGTTGAACAATCTATGCATAGGCTTGGTACTTATATACGGACACATGACATCCACTGGCTGATTATCCCGGACATCGACACATGTCGCTCCCGGGGCCTGGGACAAGTAGTTGAGAAAATTGAATCTGTACAAAAGGGGTTCCTGTGAGAGGTTCACATGGTTGTAGACAAGATTCTCATTTTTAAGAGGCCAAGGTTGATACGATGTCATTAGGCGACCATAATGGAACGGAGTCCCAGAAATAGCCACCCTAACATGTAAATTGCCTCTCAAGTAAGCAAAATTCCTTAATTTTGCCCTAACGGAGGGTTCCAAGGTGAAAAGGTCCCACACGTCCAGTTTGACACTAGTATTAGTGCCGACTGCGATCTGGAATGTGGTAATGGGGATAGGTCTTTCCAAAAAGTTGGCTAGATCTAAAAGATTCTTCTGACCTTGGCTGGAGTTAGACGAGACGCCGGCTACCGTCTCATCTGCTACCGTACCCGCGATGTCGATGACATTCTCAAAGGTGTACATGTTGGCACTCTCAATTGTGCCATCTTTCACCTCATCTGATTCGGCATAGATATCGCGGGCTTGAGTTTTAACCCTAATCAAGCGAGAAAGCGTTCTCTGCGTGGCCAGGTTATCCTCGATGAGGGACAGGTAGTGAAGGCGCTGATTATAAGCTTCTAAAGCTCTTCCTTGCGCACCTCTGCGGTACCTGTTCCGTAGTTGATGGATGTCCATCAAATCGACCACGCTGTTTCCGGTAACAGCCAAAGCTTCATACTCTGTGATTTGGCCTTGAAGTCGATGTAGTAGTTTTTCTAAACTGTCAGTGTATCAGTGTTGTAAATCTGAGAAGAAGATACACTCTACCCAGGTATTAGAAGGATAGCTCAACCTATATTTTGAGTGGCGTCGAATCAACCAACTGGCTAAATAGCCATCCACTTCAGCTCTCTCAAGCACCCGAGCGACACTTACTTCCATTTGTGCCACCCAGGAGTAACCATGAGAGGCGGCTTTTGTTAATCCGGTAGTCCAAAACCGGAAGGGGCTCCATGCCCCTATGGGTGGTCCGTATTATTTTATAACCCACGGTAGGTTAGTGCTAGGTATTATAAAGCCCCCTAGCGGGCTGTATACCCACCTTAGTGGGTATTGTGGATAGAGCGGGACTCCATGTCCTGCTCCAAACTCTCCTGCGAACCTACTAGATTAAAACCTAGCTTCGCTACAATTTCACTCCAAGTGGGTAGGACCTCCCCCATATCTGCTCTTTCGAGCATGGGGGAGATATTGGAGATCAGCTTATCTCGAATCTCATCGAACTTATCACGCTCATAGTGGAAGAATATCTCCCACAAGAACGATTTAGAACTCTCAACAAGATGATCTTGTTCAGTGATGAAAGATGAAATGGTCCTAAAGTCCATCATACGGATGAGCGAATTTATGTCGAGGGGCGCGACATACCTACCGAATTCACGGCGGTAAACGAAATTCCTCTTCAAAAAAGACGCTTCATCCAAACGAATGTACGGTCGGATATCAGTTCTCTTCTTCGCATCTGTGAAATCCATGTTATACGCCACTTTGCAAAATTTCTGATAGAATTTGGCGTTAAAGACATGAATTATCGACTCATCTAGTCCAGATAAGAGATCATCACCGTAAGTAGTGGTCTTGACAACCTCATCATATGGCCGTAATGCGCGACAGTGTCTGTATGCATATCTGACCATGAGATTGTTGGCAATACCGTTGATCTCCGCAGTCCCATTAGAGCCAGATGTATGAAGACCTGCCACTAGGAACATATCCCCTAGCACGTTAACCAATGGAAAACATGCATCGGTAAAGAGTCCCCTCACAATCGTAATAGCATACTCATTGTAACCAAACCTCCTGAGGAGGTAGATCACGATGTACATAGTAGCTTCTCCGATTTCGCAAGGCCTTCGTTGATCGAACTTGGAGTAATCTCCTTCAAGGAAATAACTGAATTTCTCAAAGGACACCACAAATTGATGTGATCCCTTATGCATATCGATTCCTACACTGGTCCCAAATGCGTCACCATAGGCACACATAAGGGTAAAGAGAGGATTGAGATACATACGAGCCACAATGAGATGCGCTAGATTTCCCGCGTAAAACATACGGGATTTTCCGGTCCTGACTTTGTCCACAGGTCGAAGCTCGTCCTTGATACACCCCTTGAACACGGGGTTAGCGGTTTCTCCCCTTGAATATCGATCCAAAATGGCAACGACATCTTTCTTGATGGAGGAAACCGGCTCACGAGTAAGGGAGTCTTCCATCTCAACTGAAATCGGGAGGTAATTTGACTTCTTTCCGGGATAACCATATCCGGCAGCAGTGGTGACATTTATACGACGAGCGTAAGCATCGCAATTTACACCATTTACCGCCGAATCGACATCCCATGGATCCAACTTAGTATCCGAAGGTAAATCTCCAATTATCTTGGCAATGTACTCATCTGCGACCTCTCGTAGAAGAGGTCGATTCAAAGCCATACGCTGATCGGAGATGGCCTCCAGAGCAATGTTGTACGGGGAAATGTAGGTATCCCCCATACGAAATGGCTTCAAACGTGCTGGTGCAAAAAACTGGGATCTAGCAGGGATCAAATCTCCTACTATCCCATCAAGTACACCTTGACGTCGTACGATCTGAGTCTTGTTGTTCAAGCAAACATTCTCGCCATCATGACCAAAATAGGTCAATCCGTTGAGATCTATGTGCCTAACTGGACTGCGCTTGGGGGGGTCGAGGAAAGTCATATCCAGACTTCCTTCCGAGTGGTAATCTTCAAAAAGACCTTCAAAGGACGCGATAGCGTCCACCAATGTCTTCCTGTCAATAGCCTCTAAGAGGCACTCAGGAGTGGATTTTGATCCTCCGATATGAAGACCGAGAATGTATGAACGGTTCCCAATACCAGTAGTCCTAGGAACTCCACACAATCCCCGGTAATGGCCAGGTAATTGATATGAGTAAGGACTGGTAACATTTACGGTTCCCAATTTATCATCACCAATTGACGTATGTGGTATCTTTTTCGCAGACACACAAGTATCCTTATCCACACATATGACTGTATTAGACGGAAACAAATCCTCAGAAACAAAGTGCTTCAAGACATCTCTGAAAAGAATTCCAGAAAATCTTACGAGTACTAAGTCTCCCTTAAGGATCTTATAGTTCCCAGCTAATCTCACATCATGCGTAGCTGTGGTAGCAGGGTCGCCCGATATAGCGACGCGTATGATAGCGGTCGATATATCGAGGGGTAGTGCATGTCTGTTGATAACACCAATGGCACCCTGAATCCCGAAGATGTGTGTTTTCATGCCGCGCGTACTTTCGGCCGTAATGACATGGCACAATCGTATGTTTGGGGAAATGGCACGCATCAGGGACTTGGGATCATCTGTATGAACAGGAAGTGTAACATTGTCCATGCGTGTATTCCAATTGGCAGCGTACTCAGGTTTGATACGAGAGTACGATTTACCGCAATGAGATCTCAGTTCGTGGACATTTAGGTCTTCATTGTATGGCGATTCATGGATGAAGTCGCTGGCCTCCGGTACCTGTTCCGAACCTTTGATCAATTTACGGTATACCTTGTATGCCAGGATAGATCCCACAACAATCGGGGCAAAATGCACCCAAATCATGGGACTGAGAATGTGCTGGTTATCGCATGCGAGATACAAGTTCAAGCGCTTAAATCGCGCTGCGATTGCCACACGCCTCAACTTCATTTGGCGTCGAAGGTAGAGGTGAACCAAGTTACGCACAAAGCTAGCTGGATTTAATAGGCAGAGAAACCAGATAGGAATCAACCACCAATTAGATATTCCAGCCAGAGCAGAAAGTATGCAGAAAGGAATCCACATAAATCTGTGGTTCATGAAGGCTTGATGTAAATCGAACAATGATATACCTCCGACAATGATGCCGAATTTACAATATTGCCCGAAATCCATAGACATCTTGAAGACTTCTGTAGTCACGTATTTGGTAAAGCCTACAGGCGGCGCTGCCTGTAAGTTTGCCAATTTCTCGGAGGCGTAACTGATACCGAGACGGAATGGGTAGAACACATTGACCAAGTACCGTGTATGAGGAACCTTTGATGGTTCGACATAGACTCCTACAGAATCCGGTGGGGGGATATTTTCCTGATTTGGTGGGGGATAAACCTCACCATTATCATCAATTTTCTCCTCATCGTGATCTGGTCCGGATTCAGCCACTGGAATGTCAATGTCGTCATAACCACCGTCAGCACCGACAAAATGCCGGGTGATGAAGGTAGAATAATCCTTAACTGAATTCACAGTACGAGAACCAATTTCAATGTGGCGGGTCATACGTAGCTTGAGAAGATCCATTAGACCATAGATGTCCAAGGATTCTCCCAAGACTACTGTCTGATGACGTCCCGTTTGAGTAGGAATCTCAAGAGTGACATCGAAAAGGTACTTATCCAGATATTCGCCCTCAGA